TTCCGAAATTTCAAATACAGATTAATGTTGCATATAATATTACTACTTTACACCCTAGACAAAACGAACATACATTCGGTATAATTACACTACTAGGAGGGCGATTTTATGAAAACTAATTATGTAGGAGTAGTTGAAAAGATTAGAATGTTAAGTATGTATCCAAAAATGCTGGTTCGATTCTCATTAGTAACACAGGACGAAACTATAAACTGTATCGTCTCCAAATACGAGCTAGCAAATATGTTACTAATGCTACCAGAAAAATCTGAACTAGCTGTCTATGGTCATTTGAATAAACGAAATCAACTTGTAATTGAAAAAATGCTTGTAAGAAAAACTTTGATTAGCGCATAAAATAAACCCCAACTCTAATATTGAGTTGGGGTTAAATTATTCGATCCAAGTATCATCGAAATATTCGTCCACAAATTCATCGATTGCTTCATCGTGTTCTGGTTCTTCCTCAAAGGGTTTTTCTTCAGGTATATGTTCTTCACTCCACTTGGTGAAATTATGAATCTGAATGTTTCTAATATCATAAAAATCGACCTCATTTTCTCCAATCAACACAATATCGAATTCTGCCATTCCACGAAATACGCCAAAAACATGTGGCTTCACTCGGTCATATTCATCTAACGAATTCAATTGAATCTCTAGCACTTTGTTTTGCTTAATAGAGCGATCTAAAAAATATTCTATTTGCTGTTGGGATTGTTGGGGTAATCGCTCGATGTTTCGAGCGTGGTATTCGTCTGTATTTTTAATTGCTTCTGTTAGTTCCCCCAGTGGAAATGCTGTTGGCCACTTTAATTCGAATGACCTGTCAACATACTCATTGTAAGGTTTAAACTCTTTTTTAGTTCGTCTCACCATCTGATACACTCTCCTATCGAAAACATTATACGAACATTCGTTCTGTTTTTCAAGGATGTAATGTTTAAAATACAATTTTTCTACTAAAAACTATTGACTTATTACGCATTGCGTATTATAATAAATATATAGTCAAGGAGGTGAAAAAATGCTAGACGATATAGGAAAAGCCGTTGCCATCGTAGTAGGAATTTTAACAGCCGCAAAACTTTTAAAAGACCTAAACAAAGATAATGACAACGACAAAAAAGAACATTGATTGTGGGAGCTACGGCTCCCTCTCTATAAATTAATTCTAGCATGAAAGACATGAAAAGAAAAGTTTACAGTTTAACATTATTAGCCATCGTTTTAGTTGGTTTAGTGCTTACAATTTTCAATGTAATTAATTGGGTTACTTACATTGTCGTTTTAGTGATTGTAGGGGTTTTAAGTAAAAGAAAGTAGTGATTCGCAGTGAATTGGTTCGAACAATTCAAGAAAGATTTTGGGTTTACTAGTAACTACCAGATAAGCAAAAAAACAGGTATAACCGCTAGCAGTTTAACAAGACTTAATAACTCAGATGATTGGAAAAATGTTAAAATTGGTACAATGATACTATTAGCTTTATCAGTAGACAAAACTTTAGATCAACTTGTGTCTTATTTATACAAGAACGATAAGAAAAGAGATTCTAAAAAATAGTATCATCAAAACAAAAAAATAAAGGAGAAAGTAAAATGACAAAAGAAAGACTTATTGAAATGATTGACTCAGGAATGAACGTCTATGGAACTACCTACGAAAACGAAAAAGAAGTTGCTAAACATTGCGGTTTGAACGTAACCGAGAATGACGTTGAATATTTAGAACAATATGACGGCGGAGATTTTGAATACAAAGAAAAACAATTTATTGACGGCGACATGATTTATATCATTCGTGAACCTAAATAAACATGTATAAAAAATAAGCCTACATCTCATCTGGGTGCGAGGCTTATTTTTATGCAGTCTATCAAATTAGGGACCCAAAAGTATCTCAAAAGTGTTTTGTTTTAGAAAAAGTTGTTGATACAAGCCTTATACTAAATTAATTAGAAAAATCAAAAGTAATTCAAAAGAATTGACCCTTCTTAATAGGCTGGGCGCACGTCGATGGACTACAACGATTTGAGTTATCGGTTAAATGGTTAGTACTACCATGTTAGTCATACCTACCATCTCTATTGAGTTTTTGTTCGTGCGTTGATAAAAAGAAACATACTGACATGCGGACCATAACGTCTTCGAAAAAATGTATTCAAAAAATTGAATATATATATTATCTTCTTACAATACTAGTTTGTTTCGCGTTACGCTATTCTTACTATTTTTGAGTGTGATTAGAAAATAAATTTACTCATATTATTTCACTATCCCTTACGGCACCAACAAATCTGTCTCTACCATTTTCACTTTCAACTCTCTTAATTCCTGAAATCTACTATAATTGTTAACACCGTATACTTGATAGTAGATTGATGAATCATTAAGTTTTTTTATGTTTTGTTTGGATGCTAGTTTATCGGGAATAGATAATAATGCATGCTGATATTTTTTAACTTTTTTAATTTCATCCTCTATTTTCGCATCAGAATTCACTAACCAAGAAACACATGCATCTGGATACAGACGATTAAAATACTCTCTTTGTTTCTCCTCTGTGATAACAAAAAAACTTTTCTCGTAAGCTCCATTATTTTTTAATGCGTCAACAATTTTTTTGCTGAAGTTTTCATCGAACCAATTTCCTTTTGACCCGTCTATGTTGACAATCAAATTATTTTTCTTAATTTCTTTGATAGCATCTTCAAATCTAGGAACTTTCAATACTTTCTGCTTATACTGCGGATAATCATCAGTAAGAATGTTTATTTTGCTCAGCTGACTATTTGTTAAATCCAAAAGCTTTCCTTTTCCGTTTGTAGTTCTGTCCACGCTCTCATCATGTAGCAAATAGATATCACCTTCTTTATTTTCTCTAGGATCAATCTCAACTGCTTTATAGTTAAGCCTTCTAGCTTCTTTAATACTTGCTATAGTATTTTCTGGAGCAACTGTTTGCGCACCTCTGTGAGCTGATAAAACTGTCAAATTATCATTTAGCCAGTCCCATCCATTTTTGTCTTCACAAGATGATAATACTGGAATCAATATAATTAAGAATGCAATGATAGCTACCTTTTTTATCTGTTTCATAGTTCCTCCCAATAATAGATATTTTTATGGACCATACAGGACTCGAACCTGTGACCGAACGGTTATGAGCCGTTTGCTCTAACCAACTGAGCTAATGGTCCTGAAAAGAGCCGCCTTGGGGAGGCGACTCCAGAAAAATTTAACAAATGTATTCTTATTTTATACCAGAACTATCAATAATACAATGTTTGCCCTGGATAAATCAAGTTAGGATTTGCTAATCCGTTTAATGCAGCTAAGGTTTGATAAGTCGTACCAAGCTTAGCTGCAATACTTGATAAATTATCTCCGTATTGAACTGTGTAAACGTTGCTTACTACTGATCCGCTAACTTTCAAAACTTGACCAGGGTAAATTAGATTTGGATTAGCCAATCCATTTAATGCCGCTAACGTTTGATAGTCTGTGCCATGTTGGTAAGCAATGCTGGATAACGTTTCACCATATTGTACCATGTGTGTTGCTTCTGGTTGTTTATCAGGGACAATTGTTGCATCTGGCAATAATTCAATATCACCTTTGCTAACCCATGACAAGATACCTTCAAGCAATACTCTGCTCTCAGTTACTTCTTGCACTTTATAGCTGTTTCCTTTTACCCATTGTGGAATGGCTTCACCAGTTGCCCAAGCATCAACATTAAATTTTACTTTGACGGTATCACCGACTTTAACATCAGAATTTGGTGTTTTTTCAGTTTCTTCACCGACTTCTGTTGCTGGTGTGTCCGTTTCTGGTTTATCAGTAGCCGTATATCCGTTATCCGTAATTCCTGTTAAGTCTACGTTACCATCTAACCCACCAGCAATATAAGTGGAGGTAAATTGCCAAATTGCAATACCGTCCATACTTGGAAAATAGTTATACAATGGTTCTGGCGTTACCTCATAACTAGGATAGGCAGCAATCCATAAGGAATTAGGGAACTCTTTAATAATTCGCTGATAGTCCACGTATTGCAACGTAAAAGGCTTGTAGCTGTAATACATTGGTGTATATCCTGCGTGTTTGATACGGCGCATACCGTACAGGATTGTTTCCGTATTTGCGTTTACATCAGGACTAGCGCCATGTTCAAAATCTAAAGCAACAATAGAATTTTTTGGTGTTTGAATACGTGGCAAGAAATAATCCATTGTCGTTTTCGCAATATCCATGCTGCCGAACGTATCATACCAGATATAAGTGTGCGCTCGTTTACCTTGAGCAATTGCACTTGCTACTTGCGTTTTATATGTGTATTGTTCATAAATACCGCTAGCATTATAGCCACCAATCTGGGCAATAGCGAATTTGTCATGCGCATAGCCAAAACGACCTTGTTCGCCTTGATAAATCGCCCAGTCAACGCCTTGCTCACCTTTTGCAGCAAATACATTTAAAGGCATAAAAAATAGAGCGATTAACGCTCCAACTAAAATTTTCTTTTTCATTCGTTTACTCCTTGTCTTTTAGATTATATGCTGACACACCTGTTACTACTCCTAAAAAAGTTGCAATAGCATTGATAGTTAAAACAGCCATATCTGTTTGCTGCCATCCATAGGCTTTGCCTAGTGTGGCAACCAAAACAGAACTTGCAGGAAGCACAGTAAGCACTCCCCATTTGATGATTTTGTAATACTTATCTGGTAGAATCATTTTTTTGCTCCTTTCAATTCTATTATGTCATGTTCCGCTTCTTGCATTCGACCTTCTAATTTAAAGGTTCTTTCAATTACCCCATTATGTTTTTCTACTTTCTTTTCTAGCTGTTCAATCCTGTAAGCTGTCAAATTGGCACTAGCTACAACTCCAATAAATGCACCAAATGTACTGCCTACTAATCCTATTACAGCAACAACTATTTCATTTGACAAAATCATTCCTCCAATAATAAAAACCGCTTAGCTTTTTTCTAAACGGCTATATTTGTATTATTTATTAATTATGTTAACGATCCATCAGGTAATCTGTTAAGAACTGAAACAGTACCGCCATTTAAAGAACCTTCTTTCGGGAAAGGGTCTTTAGTCAGCCAAGAACCTTGTACATAAGTATTTCCATTGTGCGAACTACCAAACCGGATATCTTGTGGCGATCCCTCTGCAATTGCCATGTAGTTTTTAGCTGCGGATTGTGCAAATGCCCATTGTGATACTGACAAGCTATTATTAAAATACGTATTTGAGATTAAATCGCCAAGCGTTCTAAAGCCCATTGGTAAATCATAAATAACTGGCATATCATTACCAAATTTAGTATAATCCTTAACATTTATACGCATATTGAAAAATACCGTATTCCCTACTCTAAATATGTCTACTTTGCTTTCTGTTGCATTAATTGCGTCTTTAGCAGCTTGAACTTTATCAGATAAGTCCAAAGAAGTTCGTAGATAACGATAAACTTTATTTTCTGCTAGTATATCTTCAGTTGATACAATTTTTGTCCAATTAGTCCACGTTGCCGGACTTCCTTGACGACTTCTTGTATAAGTTTCACCCTTGTACATATAATTTTGGCAAACAAATGTATTGTCAGCATATACGACTAAAACGCCATAAACTGCACCTGCATACGGTCTGTTTGCGCCAGAAGCACCGAAAACAGTATAAATTCCTTCGTCTAAAACTGTATCCCAGTCCTGCGCCTTAATAACAGTTTTCTTAGAAACCAGCGCGCCATTTTCTAAAGAATTCATGATTTCGCTAAAGTTTTCGTTCAGCATGACTTGATAGTCTGCATCACCTTTTTTAAATGTATACATTCTTTTCCTCCTAAAATTTAATTTCTATAACTTTAAATGCTTCAATAAAGCGAATAGTTCGACTATCTATTTTTGTTACTGTTGGATTTACCATTTTAAAGTTCATTGGCACTTTAACTTTGAAACTGAATAAATCAAGATATTCTACACTGTGAGGAATCTTTTTCACATTGCTACCGCCTAGACCTGTTGGCTCATTAGCTAATCCTGATAGGCCAATACCGTATTCCCAATACAAAACTTGTACATTAGGATAACCACGTAAATTATGCTCTATAGCTGGTAACTCTTCAGTAGCTTTCATTTCATTGATTTGATTCTGTAAATTTGATGCTTGATTTGCATCTAGCTCATTTTTTAAAGCTGCAAACCATTCATGAATTAAAACATCAAAGGCATTTACTTTTCCATTGCCTGTGCAGATAATTTCTTCGATATTAGAATCCATATCGGTTTGTGCTTTTGCAACGTAGTTTTTAAAATCATTTAGGATTTTTTCATAACTTGTCTTGTTGGTTTCTACAATTTTTTTTAGCATTGCTTCATATTGTGCTTCTAATCCTGATACAGAAACATTGGCAAAAGGTGTTGAATAACCACAAACTTTTGCATCTGGTCTCTTATCTGTGATTAAATCTGCAGTAATCCCCGAACTGTTCCTTGGTACTTTGACCGTTGCTAGTTGGATTTCATAAACTTCTGTTGAGCGCTCTACAGAGACATTGCCTTTTTTGACTGCTACATAAGCTTGTCTAGCGTTCAAATCATGACGAACAACAATTGAATCTGTTCGATCTTGTGTTGAAGAAGCAACGTCAATAGGTACTGCAAAAGCAGACGTATTAATATATTGATAACCTTTTAAACTTGCTGAACCTGCTTTTACAACAACTCTCATTCCAACAGAATCAGCTGCAGTCACTCTTAATGCTTCACCGACTGACATCATGACGCCATTGCGAAAAATATTTTCAAAGTATTTTGCCCAGTCTGCCGATGTATAAGCACGATCGTATGTGCCATCATCTTGCAAAACGGCATCATAAAATAAACTTAATTCCGCCAAAAATAACCACCTACTTTCCTTTTCTCTTGATTACATCAATAATTGTTTTACTTTGGTTACCAAATTCACCGTCAATATGGTATCCCTTCTCATCCCATGTTTGCGTTACAGAATTTAGAACCACTGTATCTGAATAGCCAAAAGAAGAAATACGTTTTACTCGATCCCCCAATTTATAATCTCGACCATAAACAAAAAGACTATCATTTAAATTGATAGTCCCATTCAATGCCAAAACTCTTGGTTGTTCAGTTAATTTTTCTTTTCCTCTTGATTGCAATGTGGCAATATATTGTGCATCTGGCATTTTTACATCATCAACAGTCTGTTGTAAGTCACGAGCATCGACGTATATTTCTTTTCGTTCGAGGCCACTCAAATTGTTATTTACTTGAGTATGCTTACGATCTTTTCCTTCGCCTTCTCCATAAATAAGGGCTGTAGTCGCTTCATCATAGTTGTTCTTTTCTAATGATTCATTAGTAACATTTTCAAACTCTGCACTAAATTGAACCACACTAGAAACATCTTCACTTTTTCTAAAACGAATATTTGCTCCAACTTGGCCGTTTGATGTTGAACCAATACGCCCATTCGAGATAGGAATTTCGTCAAAACCAAAATTGTAACTTTCACACAGTCCCTCTATTTCTTCTTCAACATTCCCATAACTATTTTGATAACTAATGTTTGAATTAGTAATTGCTGGCGGTTGTTCAACAGATAAGTAACTTATTTTTCTTTTTGCGTCTGACGGAGAGACCACTTCGTTCCGTAAATGATCGTAGCAAATCAGCTCTGGTCTTTTTGTTTGATTGTAAATTCTATAAACAATTCTCTTACCAGCTTTTGCAAAAAGAGACTTCCCAGAAATTGTAATTAATCCACTGCTCAAATCATCGCAGATAATAGAATCAATATAGTAAAAGCAATTATTAATTAATAGCACTGTGTCTTCGTCCATTAATTCTTTTGGCATGTACTTTAAAAGAACAACCGTTTCAAAAGTATTGGCTGACTTGAAATTTTCTTTGACACTCATTGATTTCCATATGTCCAGAACTGCCGTTGACTCATAATCAAAGCCAGATTTTCTTCGGAACACCTCTACAAAAGGCAATGGCATAAAATCCATAGCTACACCCCGCTAACCAATGGTGTAAATTGCATTTCACATGTAATTCCATTTTGAGAATTGTTGGCCGCTTTTAGTTGTAAATAGTTATCTCCTTTAGATAATCGAAAGAAACTACTACCCTCCATACGTTCTGGAACAGCATTAGTTTCTACACCATTAACAATTTTTTTCGCATACAACTTTCCACGTACCGTTGAAAGTTCGAATCTTGTTCCAGGTTCAAAGGTTCCTTTAAATCCAAAGAAGGTTTGTTTTGTCACATCGTAAATCTGCGGATCAGTCACGGTTGTTACACATTTCATATGAAAAACTGCTCCAACCTGCACATCTCCATTGTTTACAATCTTTTCAATATTCCCTGATTCAAAGCGACCAAACGTATGCTTCTCGCCTTGAACAAAAACCATTGGAAAAATAAGCGTTGGCTTCAATGTTGCCAAAGGAACCAGTGAGTTATAAAACGATACATCACGGAAATAAGAATCGAATGCTTCAAACTGTAAAGAGAATAAGTTCCATTCATCAACCTTATAAGGATTATCCTCGTATAATTTGAAACTAGGCGCTTGGATTGGTAATACGTCGGTTTCATACTCCTTGTCATAGACTTTAAGAGTTAGCTTACCTGTTTGTTTTAGATCGATTTTTTGAATCATATCTCGGCGCAGCTGATAAATTTCTTCTTCTGTTTTTCCAATTAAAGTGCCTTCTAACAACGGTTTCCGAGTGCTTAAGCGGATGCCGACAACTTTTGCGCCATCTTCTCCAAACACTTCTTCTGCTAAAACAACATTTTCTGGTGCTTCTAATCCCTCGACGTTTTGCAAAAAATAAGGAGCTTCCTCATTAAAAACGAGTTGCTCCCCATTTTGGTTCGTATAAACTAATTCTAGTTTCACTATTTAAACCCCCTCGCTAAATCACGCAATTGGCGTTTTGTTTCCATCGCCGTTTCTCTCGGTGTTTTTGTGTCTGCACCTGTGATATATTGTGTCACTTCCATATTTTTAATATTGCCGTCTTTTAAGTAAGAAACCATTTCACGCATAAGAGAAGCAAGTTCGCTAAAATCATTCGATTCATGTGAATCTTGAACAGCAATTAGATTTTTAACAACTGAAGAGTTTCTCGGAACACCCACGCCGTTTTCATAATGAGGAATTAATTTTTTTGTTTCTGAAGCTCTGATTACTTTTGATCCTTTTGGTAAATCTGGCAAGAATACATTTCTACCTTCTGGGATGAAAGGCACGCCACCTTTAGGAATTACCAACTCTTTATAAGTACGTCCTTTTTGGTCGTTGACGATTGCCGGACCACCAATATGATTATTGGTTCCTGTTTCGAGCCCTAAAATTTTTGCTACGCCAGCGCCTAAATTAGCTACTACGTTTAAAGTTTTGGTAATTACCGAAGGGCCAGAATTAAAGTCACTTACTGCATTTTTCGCTTGAGATGCTGGTCCACTCGCTTGATCATTAGCCCTTAATAGTTTTTCTACTGGATTGTTTGCTGCGAAAATATTTAAGCTACTATTACCACTTGAAGCCGCACCGACAACTCCACCTGCATTTCCTCGCAAGTTTTTCGTTCCTGGATTATTGGCATTGTAGGTGTTCAATGCATTGCCACCTTGTCGAGCTGCAGCTTGTGCATTTGAAGAATCTCCACGTAGTATTTTCTGTGCTGGATTGTTTGCGTTAAATGCATTTAAGTTTTGAATACCTACCTGTGATTGATTTGATACATTGGAAGCATCTCCGAGTAATTTTTTTAATTGTGGCTTTATTTGGTCATAAGTTTGCACGCTTAATGTTCCATCAGCTATTTTTGCTTTTAAATCTTCATTATTACCAAGCATTTTTTTTACTGGATCAGGTAATAACTTCCACGCATTCATACTTTCTTCTGATTTCATTACCTTTGTTAGTAAATCATCATTATTGGCAAGCATTTTTTTCTGGTCTGTTGGAAGGTTATTCCAATTTGTTAGATATGTTTCTGAAGAAAGAATCTTTTGTAGCACATCCGTGTTATTTGCTAAAAGCAGTTTGCTTTCATCTGGTAAATTTTTCCAAGCATTAAAGGCTCGTTCTGATCCATAAATTTTTGTCAGTAAATCTTGATTATCTGCATAAAATTTTTTAACATCATCTGGTAAATTAGACCAATTGACAATTTTTTCTTGCGAATCACTAAGCACTTCTAAAAACTCTTTGTTATCAGCTTTAATTTCTTTGTCATGTAACTTGTAATCTTCCCAAAGTCCAAGATTAAGCATATTTTCAGCCATTTTTTCAGGGGTATTAGAATACAGAATGGCCTTCTTCTCTTCAAAATTAAGTTTGTCCCATTTTCCGTTGGCTTGTAATGCCTGAGTTACAGTCTTCTTGGCATTTGTATCTAAAAGCGCTTGTTGTTCCTTAAACGTCATGCTGTCCCATTTTCCGTTAGCAATTGCTGCTTCGGCAATCATTAATTTAGCATTACTTTTTAGGTCGGCATGTTTGGAAGCATATAGGAGTTGGTTCCATCCTTTTTCAGAATTTGCAGCTTCGTTAACTGCTTCTTGTGCATTGGTTTTGACTTCGCCTGTTTTTGGATCAAGAACAAGATTATTCCACATTTTCCCATATTCACTTGCTTCATTACCAACATATTTAAGTTGTTCAGCGTTCTTCTTAGCATTTTCAGCAACTTTATTTGTTGTTTTGGTAACATTCTCCAATAACTTCTCGTTATCTTCAATAAGGTATTGTGAAGCATTTCCGCTCTCTTTTATTACTTGTCCAGAAGCTAAATGAATTTTATCTTTTAGTTCAGGAAATTTCTCAACAATGGCCGCCATTTGGTTATCAAAACCTTCAGTCGTAGTCTCGTTTATTTTATCCCATTCTTCAAGATACTTCTGAGCAAATTCACCATCAAGGTTATATCCCCAATCTTTCAACCACTTTTCTTGCTCTTTTCTCATTTTTGCATAATGAGTCTGCGATGCGTTTCTTTGTTCTCCCAGTGACTGTATCCATTTTTCCGCTTCTTCTTCTGTAGCATTCGCTACATCTCCAGTCATAGCTTTCAATATGGATCGTCTTTGTTCCGCCGAAACATCCAGAGTATTAACATAAGCTTCCGCAGTATTCTTTGATAAATCACTAATCATTTGAGCTTCAGAAACACTCAATTGACGATTTTCGTTTGCAGCCCTTTGTCTAATCTCTTGAATTTGCTTATTATTCGATTGGATTTCTTCCACAGCAGACTGATTTAGTTTTTTCTCATTCTCAATGATTTCTTTCATTGAGTCTGTAGCGGTTCCTGGTAACTGCTTTAATAATTGATTCAATCCATCTACTTTTTTATTTAAAGACTTTTCAAGAGACTGACCCGCTGCTTCAAAATTTTCTGCCATTTTAGAAGCATCTGATTGATTAAATCCATCTTTTAATAAGCCAAACTGACCATTTGCGGCTTTGGTTTTGTCTTGCACCCCGTCTAAAGTTTTGGCAACTTCTCGTCCGACATCAGTTCCCCATTGCTTAACACGTTGGGAACTATTCCAGGCTTCTTCTCCCCAGAGTTTCCACACTGCTACACCTGCCCCAATCGCTGCAGTTGCACCCAACACCCAAGGATTCAATAAACTAAACCCTTTAGTCAATGAACCAATTTGTGTTGTGGTTCCTCCAATTTTAGCTGTTAATCCACCTAACGCCGAACCAGAAGAAGCAATGCCTTTTCCGAATCCAACAGAAACAGAACTACCCTCTGCAAAAGCTTTTGTAACATCTTCAATCGCTCTTTTTTTAGACATAGCGGCCATTGTCTCAACAAAGCCCTTGCCTAAAAATCCTACACCCTTCGTTAAAGTGCCTGTTAACTTAATAGCAGGCCCCATTGCAGCAGTTAATGCAATCATTTTAACAATTGTTTGCTGTGTTTTAGGATCAGCATTTGAGAAAGATTCCGCCAAGTTCGTAACCATTTTAATCATTGGTTTAGTTGCTTGAAGCGCATCTCTCAATGCTTTTACTAAAGGACCACCAAACGTGATACCTACGTCAACTGCTTCATTTTTAAGCATCTTTAATTGAGATTCAGTAGTTTCATATCGTTTGTTAGCTTCCTCTGTTAAAGCGGTGTTTTCTCCCCATGCTTTAGTTCCACGATCTACAGCACTTTTAAATACATCACTGGCACCAGCTGCACGTAGCAAACTGTCACGAAGACGAACTTCGGTAATCCCCATATCATCTAAAACAGCAATTGCAGATTGTCCGTGTTCCTTCGTTTTTCCTAGCCCTTCAATAAATTTGATAATAGCACCTGAAGCATCCTCTTTGAAAGCTTTAGAAAATTGTTCTGCAGACATTCCAGCTACTTCTGCAAAATCATTTAATTTTCCTGATGCATCGGTGGCTTCTTTATGCATTGTTTTTAATTCTTTGCTAGTTAACCCCATTGCACCAGCAGTGTTTTTTAACTCTTTACCGCCATTTCTAACAGCGCTAGAAACCTGTTCCATAGATACACCAGTTTGTTGGCTTAAACTCTCTAACCCTGCAAATGCATTGGCTCCATTTTCTACAGCCAATTGCATTTCAACCATCACTTTAGAGAATGCAGAACCGCCTGCTTCTGCTTCAATACCAACCGAACTCAATGCAGCCGCAAATCCCATGATTTGAGCTTCACTCATTCCCACTTGGTGACCAGCACCAGCAAGACGTAATCCCATTGCGGTTATTTCTGACTCGGTTGTCGCAAAGTTATTCCCTAAATCAACAATCACAGAACCTAACTTGTCAAATTCCGTTTGTGGCATTCCTGTAATGTTGGCCAATCGAGCTAAAGCAGTTGCTGCTTCTTCTGCACTCATGTTCGTTGACTCGCCTAAGTCAATCATTGTCTTGGTGAAGCCAACTACATTTTTAGTTTTAATCCCTAACTGCCCTGCTGCTTCTGCAACGTTTGCAATTTCCGTGTGACTTGAAGGTAATTCTTTGGCTAGTCCACGAAGACCATTTTCTAAATCTTTGTATGAGTAAACAACCTTACCTGTCGAATCCACAACTTCATCATTGGTCTTTTTCACACCTGCAAAATCAGATTCCCATTTCACAGCGGCCGTTGTTACTGCTGCAGCCCCAGCAAGAATTGGCAAAGTTATACCTTTTGTTAAAGCTCCGCCCACTTTTTCCATTTTTTGCCCACTAGAAATCATTTTTTCGCTGGCATTATAAATGGCACCAGTTGCACCAGTGGTTTTGACTTGCATTTCTGCCATCTGACCAGCTGTTTGAATTAATTGAGATCGATAATTTGCTAGTTTTCCATTGGCATCTTGCAATTGAGTTGCTAGCCTTTTGGTGGATTCTGTCGCTTTTCCATCTACAAAAGATTCGTCATAAGCCTTTTTCAGCGCAGCAACTTGTTTCTCTTGTGCTCCAATGATTTTAGTTAAGCCATCAAAACGAGTGCCAAGTTTGCCCATTTGATTGCCCGCCATATCAGCGATTTTTGCATTAGCTTGCATTTCTTTCGCTAAATAGCGAACTTCTTTTTTAGCATTTGCTGCACCACGACCGAAATCAGAACTATCCAATCCTAGCTTTATGACCATGTTCCCTAACGGTGTTCCACCACTCATTTAGTTACCTCCTTCCCTTTATGCACCACCACGCTTGACTAATTCACTTAGTGGTCGCACCTCTTGTTTTTTCTTTTTAGTTTTCTTGTTCTTTGGTGCTTTCAATAAGATTTCATCAATATCCAAGCAATCAGTATTCATGAAATCCCGAATCGTCCACCCAAGTTCTGTAACTGAATCACGGACAAAACCAACCTGCAGGTCATAAAATTCAGACCAGCTTAGATTTCCTCCGCCTTTTCCTTTTTTGACTCTTCCACATCTGTCTTAGATAGGCCAAGAACTCGATAGCTGATAATTTCCCATATTTTATCAATGTCTAAAGCATCCATACCGTTAAGAATTGCTTCTTTAGTAAGTTCTTTTTCATCGAATAAATCGGCGACAAATTGAATTTGCATTTCTAAATACTCGTCAGCTGTTGGTTCTAATCCTTCGCTTGTTTTTTCTTCTCTAAGTGAATTTTCTTTTTTTATATAGTCTGTACGCTTAGAAAACGGCACAAAGTCCTGTGTAAAAGTTTTTTCTTCGCCATCAATGCGTAAAGTTAGCTCAATTTTGCGTTCCATTTTTTAACCTCCAAAAAAAGAACGGCTAACTAAAGCCGTCCTTAATCAATAATTTTTATTCTGCTGCTGATACAGTCAAAGTACATTCTGCTGTAAAATTACCGTCTTCAGTTGTGCCTACAAGTTTTGTAACACCTTCCGAAACGGCTGTTACTTTCCCTTGCACTGGCGTTACCGTTCCAATCGCTGCATCTTCAGAACTGAATCTATACGCTTTGTTTGTTGCGTTTTCTGGCATGATTGTAGGTGTTAAAGTTGCTGTTTCACCAACTTTTAAAGCTAATTCAGTTTTATCTAAGGTAATTCCTGTTACTGCAATAGGTAGTGTTTTAAACGCTGGTACATCAACATGATCAGATTCTTTTTCTACACCGTCAACGGTGGCAACGCCTGTGACAGTAAAGTCACCCGCTAAAACATCCGTGTTTGCGGCAATTCCTGTAATAGCTAAAGGCGAAACACTTTCTGCAACAGGATTAGTTTCACCTTTTTTATAAAGTCTAAATTTTTCTGGTGGAATAAACGACATTTCTTGTCCTCCTAACTTAATTCAATATTGGCCCCATCTGTAGTGGGAGTAACAGCTTCCGCTGTGGGGCTTGCTACTTTTCCGGCGCTGGTGTTTCTTCACCAAATAATTCTGTTGTCAATTCTGCTAGAGCTTCTGAATTATCTGCAAAACCGACAGTAACTTTTTTACCGTTAATTTGACGAGAAACAGCAGAATAAACATATTCGCCAGGCTCTGGCGTAAAGTCGTCATCATTTAATGTTTCGCCTTTAACACCATCTAATGAGAATGTGCCTGCATACATGCCGAAGCCAAGTTTTTCACCATATAAATCTTCTGATTCGATTAATACTGCGTAGTAAGGTGGCTCTGTATCCTCGCCAATATGATAAACTTTGCTTTCCTCGCTAGCTTTTTTATGCCCTAACATTTCATGCTCAATGGCTGATGGTACATCTAAGATACCTAAGTTTGCTGCAATATCTCCGTGCCCTTTGCGTGCCACGTAGTATGCAATATTTGATCCGAAAACTTTTGACGGTTCTTTGGTTAGTCCTGTAATTTCAAAGCTTGCTGCGGCCCCTTCTTTTGGCTTGCCATCAATGACATGTTTCTTACCAGCGACTGGCTTTAATTCATTGTCCAATTGTTGAATAGTGATTCTGCTAAATCCATAAGTTTGCATATATTTTTTCCTCCTAAAAAATAGACACCAACTTAATAGTCGGTGTCGTGAATTTGTGTATTTTTTCTGTAACGTCTTGCATCTACAAAACGTTTTGTTTCGTTAAAGTACTGATCTAAGCCACCATCTAGGCGACCAAATCCAATTTGTTTCATCGTTTCTTCAACTGCTCTAGAAATTTTCTTGGTTACCATTCTGTCCATGCTTTCCACGTTGATTTGATAATTGAAGCGAATTGACAAAGCTTTGTTGTTGCCAAAATAGGCGTTGTTTTGTGGACCAAGAAAGTTGTCAATGATAATGAATGGCTTGGTAGTATCTAAAGTTTCTGGCACTTCATAGAACTTAATTCGTTGAGGTGTCACAAGCTCTTTAATTGTTTCATTTTCAATCAATGCGTTATAAACGAACATCATCATATCTTTCACTTGGCTAATTCCTCCAATACCTCACGTGTTTTATTCCTTGCAATTGCTTTTGATTGGTCAGCAGCCCTCTGTACCGCTCCCATACCTCGAGGGCGAATGTACCTGCCGCTTTTTGTATAACCAAACTCATTCAGGTGGACTAACCGCCAACGGCTCTTATCTCCTCGCCAACCTACATCAATTTCTTTAATACCATAGGAAGCACCTTTTACGTTTGACTTTACAACTTCATCATAGGTGGCCCCAGAATCTTTGTAATAAGCAACAGCATTTTTAGTCACTTTAACTATTTCATCTCCCGTGACTTTTAAAGCTTTGTTTACCATTCGACTAGTTCTTGCTTTCCCCAATTTTGATTCTATATTTTTGATAATCTCTTCAGTTCCTGTGACTTCGCTCATGACGTTATCCCTAAAACAATCTTGATAAAACGGTTATCTTCAAAATCTGGTGAAACGTCTACGATTTCCCATTCTTTTCCAGTTGGCAAAACCCTATAATCATCAACAATAACTTTATGTTTATTTGTTGGGATATAGTCTTGGTGTGGATCACGGATTTTAATTGTCAGCCCTTCTTTAGTTCCTTTGGCGTTTAATATCTCTATGTCTTTCATTGATGGATTGTAGGCTAAAGAGAAACATTCATATAGCTTTTCGTTTTTTTCTTCTCCTGGCTCTGGTCCATCATTTGGATCAAATCCCCAAAACTCTACATGTGTTTTCAAACTACCACTATTAATTTTAGGCTTTTTATAATTAGGGTGTATCATCGTTGAACACCTCCGCATATTTTAAAGACTGTGCTAGTATATCTGGCTGAAAATTTGTTTCGAAAAACTCTAATGAATCATTATAGGAATATCGGCTACGCTCAAATACAAGTTCTATGAAGGTTAAATCACTTTCTGGTTTAACTGGATTGATCAAAGAATCAAGGCGCAAAAAAGAAGCGGCTAAAATTTCTGTTAACGATTCATCTTCCGACGTTCCAAAAATTTTCATCCGCTTCTTAAATTTTTCTAGGTTCAGATTGGCTAACTCTAATGCTTGTTCATTAGTCATTGAATCCCTCCCCTGTTATTTCAGATTTACAACAGCCCCGTCTGTTGTTGGCGTGACTTTTTCAATCACGGGGATTGCTACTTCCCCGTCTCTGGGTCTCCATTAATTGATAATGTCCATACAGCTGCAACTTTGTTGTCTTGTGCTTTACCAAACGCAAATTGTTTTGCAGTGAATAAACGACAATCTTCTAAAGCTAATGTTTGATCGTATTCTTTGATCACTAATGCTCCTGCAGCAAAAGCATCGTAACGACCACTAACAAAAGTGGTAACTTTTCCAGATTTTTGGAAATCAGATTCCACAATCCGCAATCCAAACGGTAATTTCGTAACCCAGTCCCCCATTGCATTACGAGAAGTAAACTCTGTTTCAATATCCAAAGCTTCATCTGGGCTCGCAACAATAACTACTTTACCAGCGACAGAAATACGTTTGCCATTTTCTTTAACAGAATGGTATTTACGCATTTCTTTTAATTCTTTAATCGCTGTTTTTTCATCGGCAAAAGTTAAAGTTCCTGCTGCTTCTTTCTCTGGATAAGTAGTCACACCGTTTGAAGTAGCTCCCTTTGCTAAGTCACGAGTTAAACCAATAGGCTTATCGTTTCCATCGCCATTTAGGAAAGCATCTTCGAAGCCAACAGCAAATGCCTCTTTAATTTGAGTAGTTACATAACGTTTAATCCAAACAGGACCATATTCTAATAGATCGTTTGGTAATACAACAAATGCTGTTGCTTTGCTTTGTTTTGCATCGTCTTCGCTGAAGGTTGCATCTAACTGACCTTTAATTTCGCCGAAAATTTTACCCCAAACAATGGCGCCTTTTGGATCAGATTTCAAAATTTTTAAGCGCAACCCCGTATATTTTAAGCCCAATTCTTTTAATAGCGGACGTTCTCTTGTTAAATCATTGAAAATTTCGTCTACTGTTGTTTCAGGAAGTAATTCTTCATCTTTCCAGCCTGTTTCAGTGACTGCATTAAAGAATTTCACTTCTTGAGGTGTAATATCTTTATCCATTTTTGAAGCATTGATAAATTCTTCTGCTTCCACACGAGCTTCTTTTTTAGCTTCTGCCACCATGTCTTCTGCTAAAGCATTCATAGATGCTTCGTATAATTCATTTTGTTTTTCCTGTGGATCGCCATTTTTTACAGATTCAATAAAAGCTTTACGCTTTTCTTGATAATTGACCATTCCTTTTAAATTGATTGTCATATTTAAATTCCTCCTAAAAATGTGTATTAAAATAAGAACCTAGCAAACGGCGATTCGTTCGTGGGTTCTTTGGGTTCGATAGTTTGTTCAATTGTAATTTCGTTTTGCTTCACTTCTACGATTGCTTCAGCAATCATTTCTTTTAATTCTTTTTTATTAACCATTACTACTGGTTCGTTCTGCTGATTTTTTAGTTTTTTCACTTCATTGATAATTTCTTTTGAAATAAGACCACTTCCACCATCAGCAACTAATAATGGGCGTTCGGTATTTTCGAACATGATTTCATCCGCAAAACCATTTTCAACAGCTTCTTCTGCGGTTAACCATGTTTCTTTATCCATCAACGCTAAAATTTCTTCTTTGGCCTTACCTGTTTTTGAAACATACGCATTAGCTAAAGATTTATTAGCTTTCTGTAAAATTTCGCTTGCTTTGTCCATTGTATGATAATCGCCGCCAGCTCCCATTGCGACATTGTGAATCATAATTTGACCAACTGGGCTAATAGCAACTGTGTTACCAGCCATCGCAATGATACTTGCAGCACTTCCAGCCATTACAATGTTTACTTTCACATGGCCCTCATAAGAACGCAGAGCTGTGTATATTTCATTTCCCATATCTACTAGCCCACCATTAGAGTTGATAGTTACTTCTACATCTTCATTGTGATTTGCAGGCAACAAATCTAAAACATCTTTAGGGGACGTTGCTTCCATTTCAAACCAATCATAGAACCATTTATCATCACTAGAAATGATTGGCCCATTAACTTTGATTTTCACTGTCATCTTCATCTTCACCCCCTTTCAATTTTTCATAGTTTTTAGTAATATGATGCTCGTTCATAAATGCTTCCTCTGATTCTTCATACTCAAAATCAATTAACACTTGGTTAGGCGTGAATACTCCAGAAGCAATTAATTTATCAATTTGTACAGCTTGTTCATACGGATCACGTTTAAGAACATTCATGATTACCACTCGTACACCTTGTTGGTACTCATATTTTTCCAAAACTTTATTATTAAGTTCTGATTGTAGTTTGTCCTTCAATTGAGTAATACAAAGTTTTTGATAGGCTTTTAGATTAAATTCTAGATCGGCCATTTCTCCATGTACTAATGCAGAAGGAACACCAATGGCACGACAAACATCATTGATTAATGACTTTTTCATTTGGTCCAATTCTTCCAAAGATTGATTAGACGAGCCCGTTTTATTTGTGTACTCTTCGTATTTAAAACCTTTCAGTTGTGGAACTATTGCTACCGAGTTATTTCTAAAAGATTTGTATATCTTATTAACGAATGCCTGTATTTTTTCTTGATCGGTTCTTCCGTTTCCGTCCTTTTTATCTCCATAACTACCTGTTTGATCAATGGAAACACCTGCTCGAATTTGATTATTTCGCATAGAAACTTCTAAGATACGACCAAAAAGTTCACCATAATCATTAAAAAGACCATCGGTGAACTTATCTAATTTTTCATTGTTATATTGAAGGTAAATAACCTCCGACATTTTAAAATTTCTCTGATAGGTGTAGTTTTTTATAGTCACTTCCGAGAATGTATCTTCGTATAGTGCATATTCATTCCTATAAAAATCATCTGCAATTAATAACTGATTATCATCGGAAACAACTACTAGCACTTCGTTATTTTTTAAAAGTGTATAAAAGAACTTTTGCCAAAAATCATTCGCTGACATGTCTTTATTGGGGCGTACGTTTAGTAGATAGTCCCATTCTTCTTTCGTGGCACCTCTTATTTGTACCTGCATTGTTGACATGGTCCTAGCGACAAAATTTAAAACAGAATCTAAAGCCCAGCGCTTTAAGTATGCTCTAGTAGATACGTCGTTTATAAACTCAAAATCCAACATTTCTTGAATAGCTTTGTTTTTAGCTGACGTACCTTTTAACAAGTCAAATAAACTCACTTATTCACCCCCTTTCCGTCGACATCTAGTACTATTTATTTTATTTTTCCTAAAAAATGTCGACCCGATTTATTTTCTTTTTTTGCTGGCGCATTCCATTTATAGCCGTTATGAGTAACTAATGTCTTTCTAAAATAAGCAATATTGTTTCCATAAGCTGATTTCGTTGTCCTAACAATATTTAGGTATTGTGGTTTATACATGACTATCACTCCTTAAAAGTCTAATTCATTTAAAATATCAAACGCTTCTGAATAATCGACATATTCACTAATCGCTTCTCTTTTATAAAGTGCCGCCAAAAAAGCATGAAAGCCATCTGTTTTTCTTCTGATTGGTTCTTTTTTCAAAAATGTTCGATTTCCTTGGTTATCTTCTTTAACATACGTATTATTAGTAAACCATCGCATTGGTGGATCATCACCGAATATGAATCGCTCATTTGCAAATCCATCTTCGATTATTGGCGCTACTTTTGCTTGCACACCTCTAGGATTCCTTAAAAATTCATTCTCGTACCCTTCTTTATCTAACAAAGGCTTTAATAAATCCATACGAAACCCATCTGCACAGACTAACTCAATGTTATACGTTGAACGTTTATTATTAAGCCAGTTTATTAAATGTTGCGGATCAATTGATGGGCCATCAACAATCGTTATAAATCCTTGTTCCTCCCACTCTTCAATTGGGGCTTTGACCTTAACCTTTTCTAAGAAACCTTTTCGGACAAAACTATGGCTTAACCATATATATTTATCTTCTTTTTTAAATAACAAACCTATACTAGCAAAGTCACTAATACTTGCGTAGTCAAAACCAGCAACACAAGACATTCCTTTTAATTCTGGTATTTCTTGGTTTGTTGCAAGTAATTTTTCAGGAGTGGTTACATCTCGCTCATCATTTCCTTCTGTAAAGTTCATACGTTTTATAACAAATTCTTGACGACCGCTAGGTTCCTCCTCTAAATCAAGATAATCTTCTTTAACCTCTTCAAAAATTTGTTCTGCATATTCTGTTTTTTCATTGAACATTGGATTGGCTTTTGCCCACATGTTCATGTCGTTCAATTCATCAATACTATCGAGTTTACAAATAAACGGAAAATACCCAATTCGATCAGTCTTACCAGTGAGTATCTTCATCGAACGTTCAATTTGTTTATCGTAGAAACCTTCACGGACATAGCCATTAGTACCAAAATACCAAGTCCTTGCGTGCTTAACTTTTCCTAATCCAGAACGCTGAACTTTAACAGGACTATTATTTATAAACCCGTGTATTTCATCAAAAAATAGACAGCCATCTCTTGCACTGTCCATTGTTTTTGGATTATTAGTTCTGAATTTAAATTCCGCCGCCATAGCTTTACCTGTAATTACTGACTTCTTAGCATTAAAATGTTTTTTTAAATTTCTGGAAAGAATTACATTATAGACTTCATCAAAAGACATTTTTGCCTGATCTTCTGAGTTTGCTGTAATTGTTGAATTGTATCCTCTGATTCCGTGCAACTCTGAAATAAAAAAAGCGCCTAGCGTTGAAAGAAAACCATTCTTCCCACCACCACGGCCAAGCGTTACTAAAAATTCACGAAAAACCACTCGATCTTTATTTTTCCAGTACATGAAAACAAAAGTAGCTATGAATTTTTGATAAATTGATAATGGAAAGAAGTATTTTTCGGAAAATTTAATATAATTTTCGAGCATTTTTTCGTCTATATAAAGATCATCTCTGCTCAATATTTTTGTTTCCAAATATTTAATTAATAAAAATTGCTCTTTACACGCAATGTGTTTTCCTGAATAAATAAGCCATTTGTATTCTTCAAAGTATTTTGCTTGTATCATAATAAATCGCTACTATCATTTTCGCTGTCATCATTCTCTCTTTCGACAGGGATTAAGTCAGTTAGTTGTTTGATAATTCGTTGGTAACTCATATCACGTGAGTTAAAAAGCTTGGCTATAGGGCGTTCACGTTCATAAGGTTCTTGCTTATCAGATTGACTAAACATTTCTACATCGCCATTTTCAGAAATATCTATCCACATTTCATCCAACAAAATTCTTAATCTTGCTGCTTGCATTAAAAGTCCATCAACAGCCTTTAGTTTCTCTTTCGGTATGGTTTTAAATAATTTTTTCAAACGATTTTTTTCTTTCTTAACAAGCTTCTCACGCTCTTCTAACCTACTCATTAACTCACCTCTTTCTTTTCTTATATAGGGGGAGGGGGGGTCACGTGTGAAAAAATTGTATTTTTCTTTCTAGTCGACCCCATCCACCGGTTCTCTAGATTGGGATTCGACCCCAAAATAATTCGACCGGGGGTATGTTAGTCCCCACTTTCATTTGTTATTCGGTCCTGTTTTGGGGTTTAGTTTCCACGAAGTCGATCGACAATGAGATGTAATCGTACGTTACCTGTTCTCTGTCTGGTGCTGGATGAGTTTCATTGTAGTCCCCACCCATTATAATCACATGACCATCATCAACTCGTTGCTTAAATGAATTCAACTTATCAATTGTATCTTGAATCCAAGCGCTGGCATCGTGGCTGGATTCATTTAGATTTCGAATTGCTGATCCTTCTTTTATAAATGTTCTTTCATCATTACTCATTGATTAAACACCCTTCCGTTATTAAGATCGATCGACAAGACTTTGTTTCTAGGATCATCTTTTGTCATATAAACAAATGTGATTACATTTGTTCCTGGCATATCACTGTCAGTAACATAATGTGCAGTCATAGATGCAACCCCAACCTCTTGGCCTTTGATGTAAAGTTTAGGAACTTTCCCGTTTAAATAGAAGCTTACATCTTCTTTGGTTAATGGTTTATTCGAATCCAAGATATCCTGTCGCTTTTGTTTCCAAACATTACCTTCGAAAAACTGCTTGCCATAATCCATGTAGTCTTCATCACCTTGTTCTTTGTAAGGATGAGCATTAATACCTGCTACATATCCAATAAAAGAACTCCTTATACTTTCACTAGTAGTTTGTTTAATTTGATTAAATGCCTTCTCCCATCCCTCATGTAACTTCGAAGAAAAGTTAACAGTTACATTACCGCCTTCAACAAATTGCTTTGTGAAGTTTTCGTATACAACATCTTGGGTTCTGTACTTTGGTAATGCTGCTTTGAGACCTAGCCCATCAGCCGCCCATTTATCAACCAGGAGTTTCTTACCTCCGATCCCATCAGCATCAGAAGTCGTTACTACTGCCGTAGGATATAGTTCCTTAATTTTAATCATTAATGACTTCATACTAGGAGCAACAACAATCGTGTATCTTCCATCTTCCACATAATCTTTCAAACATTTCTTTACCACCATTCATCATCCCATTTCTTTTTTCTTTTCGATTCTCTATAGTTAAATCTGCCGTGCCGTTTGTTGTGACAGTCCTTGCACAGTGTGCGTAGGTTATCAATATCTAAGGCATGCTGTGGATAATACTCCAACTCTTTAATATGATCCACTTCAAGAATAGAATCATATTGAGTTGTTAACTTACCTTCTTGTTTGCACCACTGGCATTCGTAATGATCACGCTCTAAGCACTGCTGTCTTAATCTTCTCCACTCTGATGAACCATAGAACTTTGCTCGTGCTTGTTTGGATGATACATCAATCATTGTTGGCAATATTAGAAAGGTAAGTGTTAACCAACGCACGTTGTACTTGCAATACTCCTTCAATACCTAGCGACTTAACATCAAGTTTCAATCGTTCGTTTAAGAACTGTGCATTGTGATCAGCTTCAAGCGTTTCTTTCTGGACGTAATAAAGTAATGCTGATGTCTCATCCATTTTCAGCCCATATACCGAAATGATTTCAATAAACAATTCTGCAAGCGCATCTATATCTTTCTCTTCACGAACCTTCTTCATGATTTCTAAGAACTGTGCTTGCTGCTTTTTAATCTGTTCTTTTTTACTCATAGATGTAACAACCTCCTTATAAAATTATGTAAAAAGGACTGCATAGAAATGCAGCCCTCGTGAAAGGTAGTAGCGCCAATTTGTTTGTCCGAACATTCATTGACGATCTATATTATTTAAGTAGCTTATGCCACTTACTGGAACAATAGGACTCGAACCTATACTAACGGTTTTGGAGACCGCTGCTCTACCGATTAAGCTATGCTCCATTAACTCTCGCAAACCTGTAGAAAAAAGAGAGAGGAAATTCACCTCACTTCTTTAGTTTTATAATTGGTGGTTTGCGAGAGAATCTAAATGAGATCACAAGTGACTAAACGAAGAAAGTAGAATTTTTTTACTTCCTTGTAATCTCAAATCAAAAAAATAAGTAGGCAATCGTTCCGTTAACGTATTTGTGTAAGTGTGTCGCATTTCTTATTTTTTTGACACTATCATAATAACTCGTTTAGAAGGTATATGAAGTGTAGATAAAGTGTATAAAAGAGGTATAAAAAGTGTAATAAATGGCTACTTAAAAGCAACCAGTTCTAGTGCTGAAGCAAATTGAACAATAATCATATTAGATTCTTGTTTCACTGATTCTTCACTGATACAGTTTCGTTCTGCTGCTAGATAGATTGGATTACCGTTGATGTATCGATCATAGAAGATTCTTTTTCTTCGCTCGGTTACATCTGGTTTGTGCGGATGCTGAATCGCAGAATAACCTCTAACAAAAAGCTTATGCAAATAATCAAACTCTTCTTGGGCTTCTTCTTTCTGGATTAACATTTGCTCGGCTTCAAAAGTGTTATTGGCCGTTGATGGTGGAACCAAAGAGAATGAAGCTGTTACTTTTGGTTCCCTCGGCTGGCCAACACGACATCTAGCAGCAAGATAGGCAGATAGGAACACACTGACATTATGCTTTGTTTGTTCCATATCTACGTCCTTTGCATCTGGTGTTTCATATTTCTTTACGTCAAAAAGTACCATCCTTTGATTCCCCCGTTTATGGTATAATATTCGTGTCGAGAATATTACCAACAGTCGGAGGAATCCGGCTTTTTTGTTGTCTTAAATTCCATTTCCCTATACTATAAATGTATCTCTCTAGAATAATTAACGGAATTTGTAAGGAGCCTGTGAAATGAAAAAGTATTTATTCACTATTCTATTAAGCTTGTTCAGTCTTATCGTTATAACTACTTGGGTTAGTGGTTATGACAATAAGGGATTCCTATTTGCTATTACAGATTTTATAGGTACGAATCTGCTTATCAAATCCCCTAAGTTAGATGAATTTTATATGAATCAACCTTATTCTGTAAGAATGTTTACTTCATCTTTAATTCATTTTATTTCATACTTTTCTCTGGGTTTGATTATAGACATTATTAGGAATTGGTTTAAATCTCTTAAAACTTGATTATCCGTCCTCCTCACTTAATCCCCAGCACTACATAGCCATCTTGTTGGGCATAATCTGTAATGTACGTTATTTCTGCGACATGAAAATTGCCTGTATACTTGCCATCTTCATATTCATTTAGTCGAAGAATATCGCCTACCTTATATCCACGATCATTTTTTCGGATTTCAAAACACTTATTTCCAGAAACGACCGCTTCAAAATATTCAGGTAAAATTTTCAAATGGTGGATTCTGTCATTATCTTCATTTTCATACCAAAATTCGTCACGATCTCGTTCTAAAATAACATCTGATAACTTTTCTATTTTATTTGCTAATTCATTCGATTCTTTTTCGGTGAACCAGCAATCGCTGAAACCACCACGAAAATCAAAGGCTTTAATTCCATCTTTGATTAAGAAACTGATAATCTGAACTTCTTTATTCGTTAAGTATGGCATTACTCATTCCCCACTTTCACAGCAAACGGCCAATATCGCTCGTCAATTGATTTGATTACTGATTCAGTGAGTTTATATGCTGAATCGTGCCAATTTGTTAGTTCTTCATACTCAACAAGTCTAGCATCAGTTCTACCACTAAAAAGTTGCACTAAATATTTATGGTCAATAACTACTTTATACAACTGTTCTTTCTCGACTTCGTATCCATCTAAAATCGCACGTGTATGCAGTTCTTTGTTTCCATGTATCTCTCTTGTCCATTCAGGGTGATGGCCATAAGAATCTTCTATATCTTTGCATGCTACGGGTACCTGAAGCCATTGGCCCCAACCCATTTGATTAATTTGATAGATGCACCATTCTTTCCATAGGTCAGCACTACAATAAGCAGTTTTAGCTTTCTGAACCCACTCGTCAAACTCTCTAGAAACTTTAATAACTTTTTCTTGTTTATTCATCGCTGTTCCTCCCCAAAAAAATCAACGTTTCCTAGGATTTCTAATTTCCCGTCTGGATAAACATCTAGCCAATCATGAGCACCAATAAAATTATTAAAGACATTCAAACCTTTTGTTTTATGATGGTGATTTACTCCAAAACCGACTAGTAAAATTTCACCTCGTGACGTTCGAACAACGTCATGATATTTAATTACTTTACCGTTCTTGTCTTTTACCTCTTCAACACAATTTTTGTAATTTTCGTAGCTCATTCTTCTTCCTCCTTAAATCGATCGATAACCAAATAAATAAATTTACCTTCTAATCCTTCTAATATTTCAAGTAAATTATGACCACCTAGCGTAAAGGTTTCTATTTCATAACCTTCAATCGTCCATGTACTGTAGCCATACCAGTTCTCTTGAAACTCTAACAATCCCATACTGTCCATTACCACTTTTTCTTTAATGCTTTCTAATTTTTCTTGTTTGTCACTAGCGTATAGTTGCATTATTACATTTTCAGCAACACGTTTATCATTAATTCCATTTTCAAAGTCTTCCTCTTCATCTGAAATATTTTCGTATCCTAAAGCTGACAAAGCGTTCAAAATTAAACTACCGAGTTTTCTATTTTCTAGATCAAATTCGTTATAATCTTGTCTGTGCATCATGCTTTTTAATAAATGGATTTCCGAATCATAATATCCTATTTTGGTGACCCAGCCTTTTAGTATTTGTTCTTTACTCATTCTGTTCCCTCCTAAAATCAAGTTATATCTAGCGGCTTTAGTTTAAATTGAGCATTTTTTCGTAGTCATCTCTATAAATGACTTCGCATAAAACTTCCATATCTCCAACCACCATAGATTGCAAGACAACTGCTCTTTTGTCTTCGTATAACGGATTACTGGCTAAAAGTCTTTTGGACATTTCGCTTCGCAAGTGGAATCTGACAAAGAAACTATCTTGACAACTCTTAATCAGGTTTCCGCTAACGGCAGTAAAATTGAGCTTTTGTGTTTGTGTATTGTGTGTGTCAAACATTCCTAAACCTCCTTCTTCACTCACTTCCTTAAAATTTATTTCTTTAAAATAAAGTTACCTAACATTAACTATTTAAATCACTTTCCTTAACAAATACACCATTAACATTTTTGCCTTTGCGATCCTTAATTTCGTTGTAAGCTTGATTTAAACATTCATATAAATCCATATCGTTTTGCATGGCAAGAATAATTAAAGTAACCATTACATCGCCAATGCCATCTCTCAAATCATCTTTATTGTCTCTTGCTAAAGCTGCGGCTACTTCTCCTACTTCTTCCGACACTTTCAAATATTGCTTGCTAGATTCTGCAATATCTAAGTTTTTTTCTCTTGCCCACGCTTCTACATTTTTTACTAATTCATCCATCTGTTTTTTTCTCCTCTAATTTATTTAATATACAAATCTTTTTTTCTAACTACGAATCTTCTTCCTTGTTGACGAACAAAAACTTTATCAGCCTTCGTAAATGCTTCAGTGACATACATCGTCGCAGAGTTAGTGTATTCTTGAATCAAAATACCTTCTACAGGCATCTCACATCCTGAAACATTAAATTTGTAAAATAAATCTTTACTTAACGCTGCCTTTTTGGGTTTGAGCTCATTTAACCCTCCATGATAGATAAACTCTTTCTTTTTCTCACCGCCGAATTTCTGGCAGCCACATGTTTTGATTACACCGAATTTGCTACGTGGAATTGATCTAACAACCCCACAATCACATCTAACAATCCAATGCATTTTTTTCTCTTTATCTTCTCCTAGACAAGTTAAATGGTGAATTTTTTGACCTCTGTATTCGCCAATATCCATTGCTCTTTTTTTTCTGATTGCAACCGTCATTGCTCTTCCTCGCTTTCTTCATTTCCAACAAACCTATATTCGTCTATTGATCTCCATTCCCCCTTTAACGTCTTACACCAGAGAACACAGTCTTCTCCCATTTTCATTTCAAAACGTCCCTTTGCTCCAATCCCAGAGATTAGCATTACTCGTTTTCCGCCTTCATTAATCGGGATGGCATACTCAAAAATAATTTCATATTTTCTGAAAAAACCATCTAACATAATTTTTATCGATTCTTCAGTAAGCATGTTTAAACTTCACCTACGTAGTCAAGAAATCCGATGAAACCAAAAGTAGTTATTTCGTATTCTTTTAACTCTTCTTCAGTCATATATTTACGACCGTAGAGAATTTTCATATCATCCCAAATTGAGAAAGGAACAAACGCATAGGTTTTTCTAACTTGCACGCACACTCCTGCACAAGCTCCAAGCTCCGTATGCATTCGCAAATAATCGGACTGCACAGCACTAACTACCGATTGCTTGATTCTATCTTCCTGTGTCGTTTTAGCTTCAAAAATAATCGATCGACCGCCTGCCAGCGTTCCTTGGAAGTCAGGTTGGGCCTTTTTATTTTTATGGAATTGCCCTACAAATGCACCGTTTGCCATTTTTTTCTTAACAGAGAACGGCTCGGGCGTTTTCTCAACAACAGCTAGCCCCTTCTTTTTGTAGTGATCGCACCCTAGCAAAATCATTTTTTCAAACAACTGCCCTTGATCATTGTTTATTTTGCTTTTAAAACTTCTATCATAATTCATCTAGCGTTTTTCCTCCTCTGCTCTTTTTAGCTGCTTTGATTGCTTCTTCGTAATGATTTTTTGTTTCATAGTTTGCAAACTCTTTGAATTTTTCCGTACAACGAACATGCATATATCGTTCATAATTTTGTTGGGACCGAAGTTGCTCTGCTGTTTTAAATTCATACATGTATGAACTGACTGAAATGTACTGTCCTTGTACTTTTATTTCTGATATATCGTATTTCTTAGATAACTTTTTAACTGTTAAATATATTTCATGCGTAAGGTCTAGCAACCCCAAACAAACAACTAAATATCTTGCTTTCATCCTGCACGCTCCTTTTTCCACATTTTGAGATACATATGCATCCCTTTTCGTTCGTTATTGACAAATTCAATTGATGTGATGTAAAAATTAGGGTATTTCTTCTGAAGCACTTCATATCCTTTGTCATTGGATAAAAATAATTTTTCAATTGATCGACTTGAATATTTCGAGTCGTTGGGATGTAACTTCTGTGGTCGAGAAAGATTGCGGCTACAATTCCATACTTTTTTACCTTTCTTCCAGCGTTTCCCTTTTGAAAAATATCCAGATAACCTTTCAAGTCCAAAATCTCCATTTGGTTTTATTTTTCTTATATTCACGTAACCAAGCAATTTTTTATTTTTTCCTCTACCGTGCGACCAACATTCTTCTATAGCATCTCTGTTGACTCCCTGATTCATAACTAAATGAAAATGAACCCTTTTAAGATAATTACCTTCTTGGTCCAATTCGTATTCCATTACCCATATATATTTCAATTCTTTATCTACTTTTTTGTATAAATTTCTTACTTTCCTCAAAAAATTACTTAAGTCTTTTTTTGCTTCTTCGGCTTTTTCTGGCGGTGGAATGTCTCCTTCGTCATAAGTTAGCGTTAAATAATAATCACCTTTAAAGAAATTTCCATTCATGGCTAACCTCATCCATTTATAACTTCTCTTGTCATTTGTGAGTTGTTGTTGAGGTCTTGTCATGTTCTCTTTTCTTTTTCTGGATGTATTACTTAATTTCTCCTTTACTTCGTCTGGTAATGGCACGACATCCACTTCTTGATAATCACCTGCAGCATACTTATTTTCTCTTACAAACATGTTGGCCACTTCCTGAAATAATTTATCTTACGTCCTTAAGTTAATAACTATTACAAGCCCGATAAAACGCCGTATTTACAACGTTTTGAATTGATATAGAATTCCAAGAATGGTATAATAAATTATCAGAATATTATTCATTCTTTGAGTTCAGCATTTATGTTGGGCTCTTTTTTTTCGTGTAAAAGCAGCAAGTCGTTTTCACTTGCTGCTTATTAATTTTTGGCTTAGGCAATGACTGTTAATTTGTTTTTTTCAATTAATTCTTTTAGAGCATCTTCTAAAAACGATTTGATTGATTCCATCGCATGGTACTTCCACAAGCCACCGTCCGCTTCAAATAATGCACAATTTCCTCGCTCATTAATGCGGAAAATAAATTGGCTTTCTGGCTGAGGAACTTCTAAAAATGTTCTGTAAGGTTGTAGATTGGCAGGACTAGGAACTTTCCCTTCTCCAACGGTCGAAGCGCCCGTTTTCACAGTTGCTGTTTGAGATACCCCATTATCATTAATGGTTGCTCCATTATCAATCCTGACTGCACTTGCAAATTTTAAAATAGCTTCTGAATCATCCGTTCTATCGAATAGTGATTGTAAATTGATAATAAATTCTTCAGTATTCATAAAATACCCATAGTTAAACTTTTCTAAAATCGCTGTTGCTTTAATTAGACTTTCTCGTTTTCTATCTAACTCATTTAATCGACCATATACTTTCACTGACGTGGGACTTTCTACATGAACAAGTAGTTCGTCTGGATCATCGGTAGTTTCTTGATCAAATTTAGATAAGAGATACTGCACTAAACCAGTCAAGGAATTTACTGTTAATGTTTCTGCGTATTTTGCTGGAAACAGTTCTCTTAACGATGCTTTGTTAGAATCATAAAAAATTCTATCCTCTTCTTTGTAAATAACCGCTTGTCCTTCTGATAGCTCCACTCCGTATTTAATTGCTTCTTTGATATTTTCTGTCATGATTTATCCTCCTAAAAATTTAATTTGTCACTTTCTTTCTAAAGTCAATTACTTCTTGTTTTGTTGCTGACTCTTTTTGTTCCTTTTCAATATCTTCCACAGATTCGCCAGTATCTGTTTTCACCTTTAAATCTTCGGGGTCCATATACATTTGACCACGAGTACCAGACTTCAACTCGTTCGCTTCAATGTAGCCAGTTTCGGCATTACGCCCAAAAAGAACTTTGGTTTCATTTTCATCACGTGGCACAAGTTTAGATTTGCTCTTACATGCTAGTATCACAAGTTCCCGATCCTTATCTGATGACACTTCAATTGTTAATGTGATGGTTCTTTTTTTAATTGGATCAGTATTTAAGTCCAAAATATTTTCGAACACTTGTTGCATTTCATGCTCAAATTTTTCTTGCACAGCTCCTTCGCTAATTTCTGACAAATTCAAATTAATATTTTTCATTTGTTCTCTAGCTCCTTTCAATTTTTGAAAAAATCGTTTATACTGGTATAAATCATTATTTGTAAAATAAATCTTTCTTAGACAAGTTCGTTTGCAGACGAATTTGTCTTTTTTTGTCTTCCTCCTAGCCGCTTACTGTAATTTTTTGTTTTAAGGCCTATTGATGAAGCTTTTGTCATAACTGAAGCAGGCGTTCTTTCTAAGGCTAAACTCATTTCTTCTGGTCCAATAATTGCATACCAATTTTTTAAGTATTCGACTTCTTCATAGGTCCAAACCTTACCTTGATTTTTGTGTAATTCTGGAGAATAGCTCATTCGGCCGTATCGATCATAATTAGTCGCCACTTTTACCACTCCCAAAAAAACAAAATCTCATTAGCATTATTTTTTTCTGTTGCTTTGACTCCTTCTTCTTCTAAAGAATCTAAAAAAGGTTGAGTTAGTCCTTTACTATTAACTGTTACGCTAGTTTTTCCATTGCTTGCAGCGGCCATAATGTTTTTAACAGCATTGTTTTGCGCATTAGCTAACATTGCATCATAAATTGAGTCACCTAAACCTCGTACTTCTATCAATCCAATTCACCTCTCAAAAAAGTTTGTAATAAATCATCTATGTTAGAATCAGATTCACTTGTTTTTTGTTTAAATCCAAATGCTTCTCTTAAATCTTCGCAATTCGAACAATTACAGGTACCATTTTTAACAGAGTTTAAAAACAGCTCTGTCAATATTGATAAAATAATAGATTGATCTATCAATGCTCCTCCCACTAGTGTTGCCTGAGCATCATTATTTTTATCAATAATCCCACACACCATAGGAAGCTCAGCTTTATTGCATTCGTCTTGCAAACCTTGCAACAAGGCTTCAATTTTCTTATTCATTTTATTAATCTCCTTTTTTAATATATGAATTTTTTGTTCCAAAAATAGTTGTTAAAAACATAGCAACAGCCATTGCAACTCCTGCCTTTAAATCTAAATTTGTTAGATAGATAACTGTTGCAAGCATGATTAAATCTGGCAACGATTGTTTAATTTTACTTTTCATCTATTTCAATTCCTCTCCTAAAAAATATCGTAGTGACGAACCAGGCAATATAAATCGTCAAAGCAAGTTGCCAACAATTAAACAAACACACTAGAATAGTTACATTCATGAGAATGCTGTAGATTATGAATAAGTATTTTCGTTTAGCCATCATGCTTCTTCTCTGCATCTAAAAGCTTCACCCCATACAAACGGCCAATCAGCTCTGCTTCTATATCAGTAATCCCACGCTCTTTTAGTGATTCATGGTATTTTTGCTGTACATTCTCTTTTGGCATTAATATATCCCCCTTTCTAATTTCTTAATTTATCTAACAAACCTTGTTGTTTTAAAATTGCATCCCCCATCGCTTCTGCAATCATCTGCCTGCGTTCTGGTGACCATTCTTTTTTTGATATGTCTTTGCAAATAGTACCGTCAGCATTTTTAATGATTACTTTTAACGGTTCTTGTTTTTTTACCATTGCGGTGTCCTCCTTTGCTAGTAATTTACATGGTAAGATTTTCTTTTTTTGGTATAATTTACTTATCAGTAAGTGATCTACTTAAATAACTGATAAGGTGGTGAAAATAAATTGTACAAATATGTTTTGGGATTTATGGCCCTATACCTTTACTTTTACAGCATTAACTTATACAGATGGTTTAAAAAAAACAAAAACTTCACCTATATAATAAGAAAATTCAAAATTTTTATGGACGATGTTTCTAAACTAGAGCCTATCGAAGCTTATAACTACGAAGGTGGAAGAAAACGTGAGAAAGAAATTTCAGATTCTATAGTTGAGAATTTCTTACATGAAATACCTTTGATTAATTCATTATTAGGCTATAATTGGGATAGCTTTTCCTTTAATAATTCGCCCAGAAAAAATATAGATATTTTTAATAGAATTAATGACCGACTTATAAAAGAATATAACGAATTTAAATTTAGAAAATATCGATTTTTGAACCCTATTGAACCACTTCAAGAAATATTCTTACTTCCTAGTAAAATCCTTTCTTGGTTTGGTTTAACATTCTCTGACGTTAATTCTCGAGTTATTTCAGCAGTGACAATAATTTTGGGCATAGTCTCTAAATTCTACGGAAAAGATATTATTGATTGGGTGCTATCCCTATTCCGATAAATGGAGATTTACGACCAAAAATATTGCTGAATAAGTTACGAAAAACATATCTTCTGGCATTTTTGAAAAAATCTATAATATTCACCAGGATTAGTGTAATAACTGAAGTTAGCACTAATCTTTTTTTATCTTTTTTCACGATCTGCCTCCTTATGCATTGAAGCCAATTCGCTTGCCAGCGTTTTGGCTTCTTTTAACACTTCGACATACCTTTCAGCTTTTTTTGTAGCTTCATCTATGCCTTCAATACTTACGTCAACTTTTATTTCTGGTTTGTTCATCCTATTCTCCTTTGATTACTTAAGCTGATTTCGGTTTTTCCGAAACGGAGGTTAAAAAAATATCATCAACAGTAACGCCTAAAGCCGTAGCAATTTTTTCTACAGTAGAATATTTAGCATTCCGCAAAGCATCAATACTGTTTTCATAATTAATAATAGTCCGTTCGGTTATACCTGTCTTTTTCGCTAGTTCTTTTTGTGTCATTCTTTTTTCTCTTCTTAAATCATAAATTTTAACTTTTTTCATACTAGCCCCTCCTTTCAACTTGAATTATACATTTCGGTTTTTCCGAAGTCAAGAAAAATATTTCGGTTTTTCCGAATATTTTTTCATGAAATCTATTTCATTTTTTCCGAATCGATGGTACACTATTACCAAAAGTGAGGTGTAATTATGTTTTCAAAGAATCTAAAATATCTTAGGGAAAAGCATCACTTAGAGCAAATTGAATTGGCAGAAAAACTAAATAGAAAAAGTGCTTCTTCTATAAGCGAATGGGAGAAAGGAAAATATACGCCTAAAATCGGTATATTAAACGATATAGCTGAACTTTTTGACGTAAGTATCACAGACTTAATGAATAAAGACCTGTCTTCAAATGATCATTCTAGTTCCAAATTGGATATTAACCCTGTTTATTCAAAGTTAAATGAAGAAAACAAAAGAGAAGTATATAATTTAGCACAAAAAAGACTGGCTGAACAGAACTCTAACATATCCGCTTTTCCGCAGCCTAAAGAAAATTCACAGCAAATTGATCTTGCTGCTCATTCAGAAATTGATAATCGAGAATATACAGACGAACAAATAAAAGGAATAAGAAAGTATTTAGATCAATATATTGATGAATAAAAAATAGTAGGTGTATTATGAATGATTATGAGATTTTGTTAGATACGATTAATAAAGAAATCCCAGTTAAAGAGGTTCCGTTGTTGGAAGAAACACAAGACACAGCTTATTATTACAGAGGAACTATTTTTATTGATAAAGATTTATCAACTGTTGCAAAAAAAGAGAGGCTTTATGAAGAATATGGTCATTACAAAACTACAGTTGGTAATATCCTTTCTCAAAATATTATTGAAAATCGCAAACAAGAAAAGGCTGCTCGTGTCTACGGTGCAAATGAAGCAGTCTCATTAGACGACTTAATAAACGCTTGGGAAATTGGATGCAAATATTATTGGGAATGCGCAGAATTTTTAGGCTTTTCACCTAAATATGTAGTTGATGCTGTTCAATACATAAAGGAAAAGCATGGCCCTATTTTTAATTATAAAGGTTATCAATTTCGTTTTATTACAGAAACATGCATGGACATAACAAAATAAGCTCGTGAGCCAACACGAGCTTTCAACCTCTTTTGAGATTCATAGTAAATACATTATATCAAGAAATGAGGAATTTTAAAAATGAAAATAGTTAAATTGTTTGGGGTATCTCTATTCTCTTTTGCCATCTTGGCTGGGTGTTCATCTACTGATAACAGTACGTCAGAAGTAAATAAATTAAAGACAACTGTATCAAGTTTAAAAGAGGAAAATAAAAAATTAAGCACAAAAGCTAGTCAGCTTGATGAAATACTTGATGCTTTAGGAACTACCGATTCTAGTAAGCAAGAAGGCCAGTCTACTGACTCATCCAATACTTTAAAATTTAATGAATCTGGAACGTTTGGTAGTGGCGAAAAAATTACAGTCATTTCTGCTGAAGATGCGCCCAATCATCAATTGCATGAACCAAAAGATGGTGAACATCCTGTGGAAGTAAAAGCAATTGTAGAGAATACTACTAGTTCACCTATCAGCTTTAATGTTCAAAATTTTGCCATGTATGATAGTAACTCTGAATTAGCTGATTTCGATGCGAGCACGTATCAAAACAATATACCTAATGATATAGCTGCTGGAATGAAAGCTAATATAACTTTTTACTTCTCTTCAAAAGGTTCTGGTCCATATGTTGTTACATTTGGAGATGGTATGTGGAAGTAATAAATATCTCTTCTCTGGTGAGTTTAAGCGTGTTCGATTCACGCTAAGGGCTTCAATATTATGAAAGGAGAAAGTGAATTGGATAAAAAAGCAGCTATCTATATCCGTGTATCCACTCAAGAACAAGCAACTGAAGGATATTCGATTCAAGCCCAAACCGATAGACTGATAAAATACGTTGAAGCCAAAGACTTTATTTTATACAAAAAGTATATCGATGCGGGTTATAGCGCTTCAAAATTAGAACGGCCAGCAATGCAAGAGCTGATCCAAGACGTACAATCTAAAAAAGTTGACGTAGTTATTGTCTATAAGCTCGATCGTCTCTCTCGTTCTCAAAAAGATACTATGTACTTAATTGAAGATATTTTCAGACCTAATGACGTTGAACTTATTTCAATGCAAGAAAGTTTTGATACATCTACCGCTTTTGGATCGGCGACTGTTGGAATGCTATCCGTTTTCGCACAACTCGAACGCAAATCAATATCAGAGCGCATGATTACTGGTCGAGTCGAACGTGCAAAAAAGGGTTTTTATCACACAGGAGGACAAGACAGACCCCCTGCTGGTTATCAGTTTAATAGTGACAACCAACTTATAATTAACGAGTATGAAGCAGCAGCGATTAAAGACTTGTTTAGGCTTTATAATGATGGACTAGGAAAAAGTTCTATATCAGAATATCTTAAAAAAGATTATCCTGGCAAAAACAAATGGCTACCTAGTAGTATTGACCGCATGCTAAAAAATTCATTGTATATTGGCAAAGTGAAATTTTCAGGAGCCGAGTACGACGGCATTCATGAACCGATAATTGACGAAGTCACCTTCTATAAAACTCAAAAAGAAATAGCTCGGAGAAAACAAACCAATACTAAGCGATACAACTATGTTGCGCTGTTGGGCGGATTATGTGAATGTGGCATTTGCGGTGCTAAAATGGCAAACCGAAGAGCTGTAGGTCGTAAAGGAAAAGTATATAGATATTATCGTTGCTACTCAAAAAAAGGTAGTCCTAAGCACATGATGAAAACAGATGGTTGTTCTTCTAAAGCGCAACAACAATTCATCATTGACGAAGCTGTTATAAACAATTTGAAAAACATTGATGTTGAAGCAGAATTAAAAAGGCGATCTGCTCCACAAACAAATACATCCTTAATAAGTTCGCAAATCGAGAGTATCGACAAGCAAATAAACAAGTTAATTGATTTATTTCAGGTGGATTCAATGCCACTCGATGTTATAAGTGAAAAAATTGATAAATTGAATAAAGAAAAACAAAGTATGGAAAAATTACTGGAACGAAAAAATAAACTAGATAAAACAGAACTACAACATCGATTTGACGTTTTAAAATCTTTTGATTGGGATAATTCAAGTATTGAAAGCAAAAGAGTAGTTATCGAAATGTTGGTTCAAAAGGTCATTATTCATGACAATTCCATAGAAATTATACTTGTTGAGTAG